CTAGCATTGTATTTGATTAAATCTTGCCCAATGCATATTGCCCTCGGCATTATCAAATGTTACATCCTCATAAGTGATTGTACCTACAGGATGTTTTTCAGTATCAACTTTCATAACTGATACCTCATACTCATCCGTCATAGGAACTTGTATGTTATCAATCTTAGCGTCTCTCATTCTAAAAGACGTACCACGTCTAACTTCAACTATATCGCCAACTTTAATTATCATTATAGAACTCCGTATTGTTTTAATACTAATAATAACAATAATATTATTATTAAGGTTTGTTGGTTAAGTTTGTATTTCATAATATAGTTTCCTTTCGTTTAGTTTAAGTATAATGGACCAGTCCAACACATTGGATAATTTCCTTTTAGAACATTACCTCTTGGTGAGTTCAATGCAGGTGCAGCCCAACTAGCAGGTTTTAAAACATCACCTACTTTGAAATGTTTAAAATCTTTCTTCACTATAAAAGCATGAACGGAACCTTTTCTAATTATTTTTATATACTTTGGTCCTTCTTTTACAACCCATGAATTAGCAAATTCTTCTTTCATGCTTTCGTGTTTAGTGCCTATATTGTAGTCTTCAATAGAAGCGTTAATTAAATTTTGAATACCGTCTTTGATATTCTGTGCAGGTTGTACTGTAATCATTACGCAGCCTCCATTAGTGAATATGGTACACGCCATTGACCACCAAGGTTAGTGTCTTTAATAACTGCTCTCGCAGGATTGGTTTTAATGATAACACCAGGTCTCTTACGACCATTGGCTCTACCAAAGATGACATGATCGCCAACTTTGAATTTAGTAAAAGAACCCTTACGAGCTTCTTTGATTGCACACTCTATTAATAATAGAGCGTCTTTGTTTTCAGGATTCTTAATAAAGTCTAAGATATCAGGTACGTTGTTAAATTGTAGTTTCATAATATAGTTCCTTTCGATTATTGTTCGTTCATTACTAATTCTTCAACACTAGACCAGTTGATGTCAAAGACTTTAGAGTAATAGTTTTTCATGATAGAGATAAACTCTAATCTTTCGTTAGTAGAATTAAGAGACTTATAAGTCTCATAAAGGTTTTCTTTAGTCATGTTATTTTCAAGTTTAGTTATATTCATAATGTATCCTTTTTGTTAATATATAAATACTATACATGGATATTACTTAATAGTCAAGGAAATATCCTGATTAATTGAAAATTAAAAGTGTTATTTTTCAATGGTTTAACTAGGGTGCGACAATCCTGACCAACTATGTTCTGGGTTTGTTCGCATATGAAATGGAGATTTTATGGGATTTTTTAGTAATCTATGGAAGAATTGGGGTAAAAGTGAGAACGTATTACCACCAAAAGAAACAAAGAAAAAAGTAGTCAAAAAGAAAAAGAAGACTACAAAGAAAAAGGTAAAGTAAATGGGTACATGTAATAATTGTGGACATGGTTGTCATTGTTCAAGTGGCGGATCTTGTCAATCTTGTGAATGTGCAAATTGTGAGCATGATGTATAATGGCTAAGGGTATCAACGTAGTATCATATTCTAAAGGTCCTAAGAAAAGAACATCTATTGGAGATAGTTCTAGATCAAGACCTAAGAATAAACATAAGAGAAGACAACATAAAAGAAGTGTAGGTCAAGGGTAATGCCAGGCATTGCACGAAATGGTGTTGATATTGCTGGTGGTGTTGCGATAGAAGGCAGTAGTAATGTCAATGCAAATGGATCTGGTGTAGTTCGTATAGGCGACAAGGTTGCTTCACACGGAGTATCACCTCACAGTCCTACTCCACCTATGGTAGGAGGTTCTTCTAGAGTATTTGCAAATGGTATAGGTATATCTAGAGCAGGTGACGCTGCAAATTGTGGTCACACTATCTCAGGTTCTTCTAACGTAAATGCAGGATAACATGATAAATAGTTATCATGGCAATACTTCAATCAGGATATACAGACGCTTCTCGTACCAATTCAAGTTCTAGATCAACTAGACTTTATAGAGATATTGCATTATCTTTTGAGAGAAACTCAGCCACTAAAGATGTAATTGTTAAAAAAGATGTTGACGCTGTAAAACAATCTGTAAGAAATCTTATAATGACAAATCATTATGAGAGACCTTTTCATCCTGAAATAGGTTCAGGTATATCACAATTATTATTTGAACCACTAGATCCAATTACAGCCAATTCGTTAACTAGGGTAATAAGTGAAGTAATAACAAACTTTGAACCAAGAGCACAATTAGTAGCTGTGGATTCTAGACCAAGTCCTGATACCAATTCATACGAGGTGACCATAGCATTTAGAGTAATCAATGTACCAGGTGAATTAGTGAGCCTTACAACAATGTTAGAAAGAAGTAGATAGACATGGCAAAAAGATTAGAAGTCACAGATTTAGATTTTGATAGTATCAAAAATAATCTTAAAGTATTTTTAAAACAACAAGATCAATTAACAGATTATGATTTTGATGGTTCAACCATGGCAACGTTAATAGATTTATTATCATACAATACACACTACAATGCTGTGTATGCAAATGTTCTTGCTAACGAAATGTTTTTAGATAGTGCTGATTTAAGAAACAGTATTGTCTCACATGCTAAACATGTTGGGTACACACCAAGAAGTGCAACATCACCTGTTGCGTTTCTAAATGTAACTGTTAACAATGCAACTGGTTCAACGTTAACTGCAGCTCGTGGTACAACATTCACAACCACAGTAGATGAAGTTACATATAATTATGTTGTTAAGGACGCTACAATAATTACACCAACAGATGGTGTTTATACTTTTTCTAACTTACCTATATACGAGGGAACATTAGTTACAAATAAATTTACAGTAGATACCACAAATGCTGATCAAAGATTTTTAATTAGAAATAATTTAGCTGACACAACCACACTAAAAGTTACAGTACAAAATAGTTCAACTGATAGTACAACAAGCACATACACATTGTCAACAGACTTAGCAGATATTACATCTTCATCAAAAGTTTATTATCTAGAAGGTGCAGAGGATCAACAATATGAAATTAAGTTTGGTGATGATATACTTGGTGCTGCATTATCAACAGGTAACATTGTATCATTATCATATGTTGTTACTAATGCTGAAGAAAGTAATGGTGCAAGTTCATTTAGTTTGTCAGGAAACGTTGGAGGTTTTTCTGATGTTACTGTATCTACTGCTACTAATTCTGCAAATGGTGCTCAACCAGAAACACCTGATAGTATTCGTTTCAATGCACCAAGACAATTTTCTGCTCAGAATAGAGCGGTCACGCCAAATGATTATAAGAGTAGAGTAAAAACAATTTATGCAAATGCAAAATCTGTTTCTGTTTGGGGTGGAGAAGATAATGATACACCTTTCTATGGTAGAGTTTATATTTCAATTAAACCTGTTGCTGGTGCAACACTAACAGAGGCAACTAAAACAGATATTATAAATCAATTAAAAGAATTTAACGTAGCAAGTATTACTCCAATCATAGAAGATCCTGAAACAACATCCGTACAATTAAATGTAAGTGTTAAGTATGACGCAAGATCAACTACACAAACAGCTGATAGTATCAAAGCATTAGTTACATCAGCAATAACAAGTTTTAACACAGATAATCTACAAGAGTTTGATAGCATATTCAGACATTCTAAATTTATTGAAACTATAAACAAGGTTGATAATTCTATATTATCAAATATCACCACTGTTAAATTACATAAATTATTTACAGCTGTGACAACAGGTTCTACAAGTTATACAGTAGGTTTTAATAACGCTTTATATAATCCTCACTCAGGACACAATGCAAGTGGTGGGGGTGTATTAACATCATCAGGATTTAAAATTAGTGGTGACGCTACTAACGAATATTTTTTAGATGAAGATGGTGCAGGTAATGTAAGATTATATTATCTTGTTGGTACTACAAGAACATACTCAAATAGTTCACAAGGTACCATCAACTACGCAACTGGTGTAGTTACAATAAATTCTTTAAACATTACAAGCGTTTCAAACGTAGATGGTGCTACATCAACTGCTGTTAGATTAACTGTTATACCTAGTTCAGTAGATGTTATACCTGTAAGAAATCAAGTTTTAGAAATTGATGAATCCAATACAACTGTATCTGTATCTGCTGATACTTATGATACAACATCAGGTATTGGTTACACATCAGCAACAAGTTATGCTTCGTAACCCATGGCAAAGTTTACAAAGAAATTAAGTCCTCTAGTAGGCAGGCAGTTTCCGCAACATATACAAGCGAACAATCCATTACTGGTTGAGTTCGTTAAACAGTATTATCGTTTTTTAGATTCGGCTCAAATTACACTTTCAAGTGTAACGGCAAGTGATCAAATACTTTTAGAAACATCAACTGCTAGTAATATAAATTTTCTTTCATTAAACGGCACAGACGATAGTGGTAATAATGCTAATGATTATATTCTAGATGAAGAAGGTTCAATAGGTGAGTTTAGTAAAGACGAAATTATTACCGGACAGACCTCTGGTGAAACAGCAACAATACTTGCTGAGGATACGGACAATTTAAAATTATATATATCTGCAAATTCAAAGTTTGTAACAGGAGAGACAGTTACAGGTGGCACGTCAGGTGCTCAAGGTGTGATATCAAAGTATAGGGCAAACCCTAACGAAACCATATCGCAACTCCTTGAGTATGCTGATGTGAATGATACACTAGATGATTTCTTTTTACAATTCAGAAATAGTTTTTTACAAACTATACCTAACGATTTAGCAAGTGGTCTTAATAAAAGACAACTTACAAAAAATATTTTATCTTTGTATAAAAGAAAAGGTACAAAGAAAGGTCATGAAATATTTTTCCGTGCATTATTCAATGAAACACCAGACATATATTATCCTACTGTGGATATGCTTCGTATATCTGACGGAAACTTTGCAACAGAAAAAATTTTAAAAGTAACTTTAGTATCACCATCAAATGGTGATATGTCTAAACTTACAGGACAAACAATCACACAAGCAAACATTGCAGGTAATACAACAGTTAATCTTGCAAGTGCTGTTGTGGAATCTGCAACTGTAGCAAAAACAACTTTAGG